ATAAGAGATGGTAAAAATAACCTTTTTAATGCACTTCCAGATTCAACCAACCCTTCTCTATTGTCTCCGAAAGCAGCAGGTGAAGATTCACTAATATAAAACAATTGTTGTAACAATATTTCAATCTCTTTAAAAGCAGACTGAAGCTCCCCATCCCATGTAATGTATCCTGGAATTTCATCTTTGGAAGTAATAGGGAAATAACTCCCTCCACCTCTAAAACTAGATTGTCCATTTGAATCTGTTTCGATTGCTATATCAGGCCCATACATATGTGGTGATGTATGTTTATCTAAAATTCTACTTATTTGGGAAAATCTAACTTCAATCTCCTGTATAATTGAATCAATATCTTTGTAATCATCATTTCCTGTAACGTCCTCAGAAGTCATTAAATTTGGAATATGAACAATTAAAAATTCATCTAAACCTGTTTCAACAGTAAATGATTCTATTAATTGAGATATTTTATCTTTCTGTAATTCATATGTATTAGTTTGAATTTTTCCTTTATAATGAATTTCTGTACGCAAATAATCAATTTTATTTGAAGTATATTTCCATGCCAATACATGATTAAGAATATTATTACAATTAAACATATCAACAACGGGATACCAGATTGTTGGTGATATCGCTTCAAGTACAGATTTATTATCATATCTAAGTTTTAATAATCCATCACCATATCTTGAACAATCTATTACTGATTTGTAAGCATGATTAAAGAAGTTATTATCTTCGATTATTCTGTCAATATTTATTTGTTCAGGAGTGCCTATATCTCCAACGATAACCCTCGGAACCTCACCTAAAAGTAAGTCAGCAAAAAGTTTAGTTAATCTTCTATGCCAGTTTAAAATTATTTCCATTGTTGCTTGATTATCTTCACGTAATAATTTAATCCAGTTTGTATAAACTTGATCGTGTTTTCCTTCGTAAAGTAATCTATTAGTGTTGTAAGTCTCTAATCTTTGTCTTGTATCTGAGTCTTCAGGCGGCCATGATTGACCTATTTGTAAAAAGTTTAAGTCACTAAGTATATATTTCACCCCACTTTCTGCCCTGGTAATAATCCATTATTTTTACATAATAAATATAATCCTGTGGCTAATTCATCTACAAATGTTTCTTCATCTGCACCATAAGAAACATTTCTATAATTAATAATTCCATGCACTATTTCATGCCATAAAGTTTGTTCTTGACTTTGATTTGATATACCATCTTCAATTGATATTTTTATTTTATTATTTAAATAATTGATTTCACCTAAACATTTTTTATTATTGTTAATAATAGCATCTTTTGTATATTCTATTTCATAATCATAACAACCAATTTTAATTTCTTTTAACATTTTTCCTCCTATTAATCAAAGTCCATAATTGGACTAATATTTATGTATACTTTTTACCCTTGATTTTATTGAGGTATACATAGGTATACTTGTATACAAAAAGTATACTTACCACCCTTTAGGTTTTTTAACTAAACTTAAATGTCTTCGCTTGTTTAAATCTTCAACTGCATAACGTAAAGCATCAATACCATGATTAAATTTATCGACAGGAGTATTAATATAGATTCCGTTAATGTCTTTTTTCCAAGTATAGTTTTGAAATTCTTCAATAATATAATTACAATTTGGATTAACTATTATTTTAAATTGTTGAAGAAATTGTATTCCATTAAGAATAGAATTAGAGCCTTTTCTTGCTGGTACAATTCTATGTATACCATACCTTTTAATTTCTTCTATACTTTTTTGTTCTGCTGAATCTGCTATTATTTTTTCTTTTGAATAACCTAGATTTATTATTTTTTTTGCTATCTCATTATTAAGTAATCCTTTTTCTTGAAATTCATTAAATATATAAAGTTTCCTGTTAGGTTCATCTACTAAAGCACAAATAAAAGCTGTAGGATCGTTTATGTAACCAAAATCCAATCCGAATACAGCTTTAAGATTTTTATTTTCTTTTAGTAGTTGAACATAATCAAATTCTTCAATCTGCCAGTTATTAAATATTGTTTTATCTAATGTGGCAAATTCTCCCAATACGTATATTTTATAATAAGCATAATTTGTTTTTTCTAATTCTTTAAAACTTTCTATATCTTCAGGTTTAAGAAACTTATTATCTTTATACGTTGTATGTAATAATGTTGTAGTTTTTGGGTCTAATTCTCTTACATGCCAATAATCGTATACCCAATTAGACTTACTTACAGGATTATACATTAAATGAATTTGTTTGTATGGATTTCTTGAACGTAATCTCAAATTTAATTGTAAAAAATCTTCTAGTATTAGTTCACTTGCTTCTTCAATGATAATATCATCAATATTTGCAATTGATTTTATTTTTTCATTATCATCCAAACCTTTGAAAATAAATTCAGAACCATTTTGAAATTTAATTGTAAGATAACTGTCTCTGAATTCAACTTGATTATAAAGTCCCCAATCTGATATTACAGATTTGAATAATGCATATATTGAATCTCGAAGTGTGTTGGCTATTTTACGAATAACTAAACATTTACGATCTGGAAATTTTAGATATTTAAAAATTAATTTTTGTACTACAAAATGGGATTTGCTCAACCAGAGCCAGCACCACCATAGAAAACATTGAAACGAGTATTGTATTGTTGAAGGTGTGGATAGTATGTATCGTTGAAAACACGTTTAGTTATTTTTATTTTTTGTTGTGATTGACTCATGGCATCACCTCTTCCCTTTGATTTTGATTTGGTATTATAAGTAGAAATAGATAATAGAAATAGAAAAGTACCCTGGTGTTTTGAGTGAAAAAATTAAAATTTGATATATCGGGCAAAATTTTTTTCAAAATTGGGGGTGGGGTCTAAAATTTTTTACAATTATTTTCTAATTTTGAAAATTTTATTTTTATTTTCCCAATTCAAACAAATCATTCTCATACCATTTACCAATATAATTTAATCTATTTGCTATACAAGTAGGACATAGCAATCCTGCATCATTATGATAAGTAGGATTAATCAAACTCCATAATTCATTAGGAATAATCATATCAGGGAATTCATTATACTTAATCCTACAATCATAACAACAACCTAATGGTCTTTCTTCATCTTTATATTTCCATTTATACCTGTAGTTTACCATGATTATCTCCTATACAAATACTATATTAATTATGCTAGAATAATATAAATACTATTTAAACATACCTATTTAGTACCTTATGTTCCGTATAATCCAGCATAATTAATATCAAAACTTTGTACCCATGATTATACCTATGTTTTTTGAATGTTTAATAATAAATCTAGTTTACATAATATTTATTATCGGAACTTCATATGCCTTTAGATGTTTATCAATTTCGCTACGATTATATCTATCATCATAACTTATTATTAAAATGTTCCTTGCTACATATCATAAGGGTACGGTTGTGAAAGTGTGTTGTATTGTATTAATATTTAACTTCATCATCATCATCAATAATATCAACAATAATTTCTTTATTCGTTTGTACTATCTCTTGCTTATCTACCCAATTATAATTATTCTTCAAAGCAAATATACCACCAGTAGCTTTAGACCTATTATATAAGCGTTCCTCATAATGCATCTCAATATATCTCTTGGCTTCTTTTATCGTGTTCATTAATTTCCTTTTAGTTCCATCATCAACACTTTTCAACCAATCAATATCATCATATTTCTCATAATTAATCAATGTAGTTCTACTACACTTCAACCACCAACACAATCCAGTAATCGTAATCTCCATCTCATTTTCTTTCGCCCATTCAAAATATTCTTTAATATATTTATCTAATTCTTCAGAATTTTTAAATTTCAACGGATAACCTTTTGGTTTATATTTAGATGATTTCTTATTATCCTTATCCTTATCCTTACTTTTATTTACATCACTTACATCATTCATGTCATTCATACCACTTACATCAATACCTTCACTTTTTGCCACTTCAATATCACCTCTTCATCTTCATTATTATTCCATTTATATTTACTTGATTCACTTACTCCATTCTCACGCATATAATCTCTATAATAAAAATATAAACCTATCTGTTGTTCACTACTCATATGTTCAAATAAGTAATCAACAAAACCTTTCCAACTCAATTCCAATCTTTTTCACCTCTACCAATTTACCCAACCAATTTATAAACTAAACACACAATATTACTAACAAATAATACCAAACCAATAACTAAACTTCTAAACAAAATCTTATTAGTTATTTTATATACTTCCTTTTCCTCTGGTATCTCTTTTCCTTCTTCTTCACATTGCTTATAAAATTTTTCTATACTTCTAACCTTAATATCTTTATCAATTCCTATATGAATTAACCCAATGCTAATTATTATTCCAATAATTAAAAAAATATAAATCAATTATATCTCCTCCACTTTAGAATATTTTAGGGAAGGAAAATATATTTCACTTTTCCAACCCTAATTTAGACTGCGTAAAATTTAGCACTCCTATATTAACCTAAACATTTACTACACTTACACTTACAACTACACTCTTCACATTCATCATTATCAATATCTTGAATAACTTCATCATATTGAACAAGATATTTCATCAATAATTTATGGAATTCTAAAGAATACCAACCACCACTATCTTCAATAAAATTTGCTTGTGCTCTCATTAACTCTTTAATAACTAACAATTCAGTATCACCTGTATGTATCATATTATTAATCTCCTCCTCTAACTACTTCATATAATTTCTACAACTATGACAACCTTCACACCAATCTTCACTATTCTCAATATCATTGATAACTTCTTTAATTAAATCTTGGATATCACCAACAAAAATACCTTCCTCAAGTAAATTAATCTGTGTTTTCATTAACTCTTTATATACTACCAATAAATCATCTAATGACATAATATCTTCTCCTTTATATTCTCTTATTTACCATACCTTTTTTTATTCATTTCATTCCTCACAAACTTATATGCACCTAAAAACCTATGTAATTCTTCATCATTCTTATACTGTTCCTTCAACTCACTAATATCATATCTAATTTGCATATAATATTCACCTTTTTTTCTATCACTTTCTAATAACTCACAATCATCAAAATCAACACCATGACATAACAAATAAGCCATTAGATTAGGACTAAATGTTCCTTGCATATTAAATCCTCCTACATACTTGCACGATTAATAAATTCAAATATATCCATAATTTTATTTTTAGATTCTTTTACTTTTACTTCTATTTCATAACATTTGGGAATACTAGTTATTTTATTTTCCAATTTTTTTATTTTCTTTGTTTTAGCTGCTTTGTCTCCACCTAATTTTTTATTGTTAACTTTATCAATTTGTTTTAATAATTGCTTAATATCTCTATCAATATTAATTGTGTTACCAATATTATCCATACTTTCTATTAGCAATTTATGTCTTAATTTTTCCATACCATTGACAGCATATCTATACTTCTTGACTCTTGTTTCTGCACTCATAGTAGAAACATGATCAATAAATCTACTGTATAATGATAAATATTCTTCATATGTATCACAATTAGCAAATGACTTTTGTACCATTCTTTCACTAAAAGAAATCTTATTTGCTTCTAATATTCTTTCTTCCTGTTCTTTATCACTTATAGCAATCTCAGTCATATCTTTTAAATCAGAATTAAGTTCTTTAATTTCTTCTTTTTGTTGTTTCATTATCTTTTCTGCTTCAATAAAATAACGTCTTGCTTTTTTACCTTTTTCATTGCGTTCAAGCATAGCCATTTCTTTTGCTATATCTAGTTTAATTATGTATTCAATTCTATTTGTTGCTCCTATTTCTCGCTCCATTTTTTTATGGAATGAGAAATAATCCTCATTTTCAATAGCATCGCTTTCATTAATCCTTTTTTTAATCCATGTAGAAAAATCTTGCTTGCTTTCTAACCATTCATATAATTCTCTACCATTAACTACCTTTTCACCAATGCTAGTCTCATAAACTGGGATTAATTCTTCAATACCTTTAATAGATACTTTTGTTAAATCTTTACTCATAAAATTCACCTTATCCTTTTCAATTAATTTAATATTTTTTATTTTGAGCATTAATAAGGACTTAGGAAACTAAGTCCTTTTGCTCCTCTTTGATAAAGGTGTTAATTCTCACCTAACCGTCAAATTTGACGTTAACAATATTAAATTATGAAAGTTAGTGCATCATCTCACAGCACTAAAATATTAATTATCTCTGTCTTGGGAATGAAAATTGGTCATGTCTAACCTGCCAGTACCTTTGATTTAACTTTATTACTACTAAAAACACCTAATGCTATTGCATCTGCAATATCTTCACTAACTTCAATTCCATATTTATCCTTAACAAATATTTGAGTATTCAATTTTTGCTCTATTCTCTTCCTGCCTTTTATTTTTGAATAACTTCTCCAAGTAGAAGGTGAAACAATTTCAAAACCAATATTTAAATCAAACAATAAATTCATTAAAACACCTTGCATCTGACTTAATTCTTGGTAAGTTTTATATGACTTTTGAAACTGACAGTCCTCAAAAACAATAAAATCAGGTTTATGTTCATCAATTTTTAATTTAATCAATGAAATCATTTGTTTCATACGTTCAATAATATTTTTTTCTTTTTTATCTACTTCTAATTTTCCGTATGTTACTAATTCTTTATTATCAAACAAAGAATAACCTGTTATTTTTGTTGCTTGATCAAAATTTAAAATTTTAATATTGACATTCCTCCAATTATGTGATATAGTTAAGATGGAATATTTATTGCTATTTGCAAAAAACATAAAAATAAAACCAGAGTAAAATATCTCTAGTTAAACTATCGTTTGTATCGGCAGTTAAATTTTCCCTAGTTCTGCTTTTAACAGTTCTAAAACTTAATAAAATCAAGAGGTTCTTAAATCTTATTATTTTTAATAAAATCTAACATTTCTTGTGCTTCTCCATCCCAATTTAAATTTTTACTCGCTCTTTTTTCTGCTTCTTCTTGATTTAGAATATCATCTAAATATGATTCACCAAATTCTATCATTTTTTTCTTTAATTTTTGGCACATTTCACAATCTTCTTTAAATTCCTCTGGAAAAATAATATCTATAAAACTAGTAAAAAGTATATTTTTATCATCATGCATATGTTTTTCAAAATAACTATCACCAAATTCTGATTGAAATTCATCACTACTAGAACAACTACCATAAGAACCATTAACCCAACCTATTTTACCTTGATATTCAACTTTTGCCCACCAATCACCTTGATAACTGCCAAATTCGTCAAATTCATAAATTTTTGCACCTGCTAATTCTAAACATTTTTCATATTCATAACTCATATTATTTTCCTCCTCCCTGCTCTTAAACTATTATATATACCAAATACCGTCCACCTCGGACAGTATCATTAATAACCTAATACTTAGGATTCCTCGTGGGTAAGTAACCAACGGTAAAATTTCCTTCGGCTAAGGTTGTCCTTGCATGGTGCTATCTTAATATAAAAAAAGAAATAGAAATAGAAAGTGAACGTGAAAATCAGAACGAAATAATTTCGCACTGAAAAATCAATTTAAACGCCAAATAAGCCCCTTAAATTTTCAACACTTAAACTTATACCTAATCAAAATTAACTCTTGAAATAAGCCTAAAATTTAGCCATTCACATACTTTAATAATCACCTCCAAACTCAATAATATCAACACTTTGTAAGCATTTTTATAGATTATTAAATTTTCTATTATTTTACTCTATTCTACCCTCTTTTATATCCTTGATTCGTTGATGAATTTCTTCCGAAGTTAATATCTTATTTTTGGGAATATTTCTTAATGAATTTAAATCATATACATTATTATCTCTATACTTACTTAATCTAATAATTTCATCATTTAATTCTAATAACTTTTCATTGTTTTTCTCTATTATTATTTTATTTTGTTGTATCAAATCAAACATATTTAATAACATTTTTTGGTACATATTATAATCCTCCTATTTAAAATTATATATTTTATAATAAGTTTGACACAAGAGAAAAAATTTTCTTGCCTTATTTACTTTAATTTTATTATAAATAAGGCAAAAGGAGATATATTATGGAAAATAATTTAATAATTTTTTGAAAGGTGCAACTACTAATCATATAGACTTTGGTTCGGGATTAACGTGTACACTTTCCCACCACACCTTTCCTATACCATATACAAAGAGAAAAAACATAGCAAATACAATGCTTCAAAGGTTATAAAAATCATCGTAAATTAAAAAACATGCCTATTTTTTCAGTTAATCTTAAATACTTGTAAAAACATTTCTTTATTTAATCTATATAATGTATTTAATAAATCAATTTTACAAGAACAATTATCAAATTCTTTACTATTGATTATTTTAGACATAGTTTCCAATTTAATCTTGTATCTTTTAACTATTAATATATGTTCATTTACTGTATCTTCCAATGCTCTATATTTTTCTTTTTTCTCTTGTTTAGTGTATTCTCTATCTCTATCTTCTTTATTATATTTTGTATGAATAATTTTTATATCATTAGACATATCATTAATTGCTTTAATAATACCTTCAAATTGCTTTTTCTTAATATCTCTATAATCTATATCTTTTAATAATTTGCTAAAATCAATATTATCTTTATCTTTAGCATCAGGTAATTTACCTAAAATATTATCAAGATAATCCATAGATGTATCATAATATTTTGTTTTTATTTTATTACTTTGACTAACACATCTAAAAAAATTTGGTTTTATTTTACTTAATAAAACACTATCATTCAAATATTTAATTTGTTCAATAATATCAATATCATATAATCTTTTTGCTTGATCAATAGCAATTTCTGATAATACTGTACAAACATCAATTCTTTCTAATAATTTATTTAATTTTTCAGTTTTATTAATACCTTTATTAATTAAATCCCAATATGTGGACATATATAATTGACCTAGATTCACGACAGTTCCAATGTTCATCTGAGATTTTGCAAGAATATTATCTATTTTAGCAGAATCTTCATTACAAACATTATATTCATTTGTTTCTTTTATAGGAATTTTATTAACACATACACGATACTTGCCATAACATTCCTTAGCTATTTCCAATAACTTACAATTATGGAATAATACTACAGAATCACTATCAAAATCTTGGCCCGACAAAATTCGACAAATTGGAAAGTTTATAGAATTAACATAAATAATATTTTTAGATAAAATAAAATAATCATCTATAAACTTATTATCCTTATTTTTACAAATTAAAACATTAGATTGTGCTGTGTGTGGATTTCTAAAAGCAACATATTCTGCATCAAAATCATGCAATTTAGTATATACTTCATTATCCTTTAATATCATTTCACTTTCCCATGCTTCATAATCTAATACACCTTTTTTATCAACTGGTAATTTACTAATAGCATGATAAAGCATTTCTTTACCATTGCCCAAAATTGTGCAATAGTCACCATTCAGCCTAATTTTACCTTTTTTAATATGTTTAACATAATTGTGAATATCTAATGATCTTTTATCTTTAAATAATTCAGTATTTACTAAATTTTTATTTGTTTCATATAAATCAGCTAACATATCATTAGAATTAACTCTATTAGCATTTTTTCTTAAAAACTCTATATATACTTCATCATTATTTTTTAATTCCATTATATACTCATATTCAAAAAAACTTAAATCTAACATATCAGAATAAGAAATAGGCATACTATTAAGATGTTGGTAGGAAGTTTGCTGTAGTATATTACCTTCATAATCTTTACCACGTTTGCTTTCTTTATCACTTTTAACAATAGCAAATAAACAACCTTCTTTTTCAACACAATATTTCCAATGTTTCCACATATTATGTTTACTACCTTTAATTTTATTAAATTTTAATGCTTTTAATGAATTTGGAGTTATGACACAAAAAACATCTTTTGCTAACATAGGTTCTTTAAACATATTAGTTAATTTCCATGTATCAAAATCAATATTATTATCTTTAGCATAATCTTTTAAAAATTTTTGAATGTCACATCTAAATAAGCATGATTTAAACATATGTTGCCTAGTAAGAACCATACTTTTGTCACTTCTGCCAATATTATCAAAATATTCAGTTTGCAATAATCCTTGACCATCAAAAATATCATTCTCCATCATATACCCATCAACTGGTTCACTAACTAATTTATCATCATCATTCTTTTTAACTACATTACAATTTATTGGAAATATACTTTTAACATCACTTATTATTAATATATTTTTTGTTTCAATTTTAATTAAATCTTCTGCACTAGAACTAACTAAACTTTCATATGCAAGCAAACTAGGAAAATCAATATCTTTATTTTTTTGTTTTGAAAAATTAATTCCCAATCTACTCCATTTAATCATATCATTTCTTAATTTTTCATTGATAAATAATACCTGAGAAGTTCTGCTTTTTGCACTTGACCTTTTGTATAAAACATAATTAATTTCTTTTCCATTTATATTTAATTTAAAACCTTCAGTATATAATATACTTCTTAATCCTTTTTTCATTGTTGCATTTTTTAAATCAATTTTATCATCTATATTTATTTCTTCCCAATCTGTTTTACCTCTTATTTCTTCTATTTTTTCTCTATAATTATTTTTTGTTAATTCATTAAAATAAGCAACAATATTATTAGAATTATATTTTTTCTCTATTAAATATCTTTTTTGCTCCTTATATTCTTTATCTTTATAACCTGCTTCTGATAACAAAGAGTTAATTTCCTTAAACAAATTAATATCAATATTAGTTGTTATTTTATTTATTTTTTTATTTAAATCACCAATAATTTCTTTTTCAGATTTAACTTTTTGTTTAAATTTTATATTAATAATATCATTACTCATTATTTTATTGTATTTTTTGCTGGAAATAGTCTTTAAACCAATTTCTTTTAATTTATCTAACTCTAATGAATTAGGTATCATACCAACATTTGAAAATTTTAATTCCTTATTTCTATGTAAATGCTCATAAATATTTGATGCTTGCAAACTTGGAATATATACGTTATTATTTTCTTTTTTCATAATAAAATTCCTCCCATTTTTTTATTTTATATTTTTATTAATTTTTACGATATTTTTTTACAATTCTATTTTCATCTATACAATTTTGACACCAATCTTCTATATCAGTATCTTCAGTATAATATTCCTTACATATAATACATTCCTTTACTTCCACTTTTTCTTCTTCACCCCAAATATCTAATTCATCATTATTTTGTTTTTTTAAATATTCTTGAGTAATCTTTAAACTTTCTGGCATTATATCATCAGGATTCATTTGATCGTCTTCATATTGATTAGAACCATATAAATCATTTACAGAATCATAAATATCTTTATCTTCTTTTTCAATCCTTTTATTTTTATCTTTTTTATTTTCTTTATACTGCAATGATTCTAACTGTTTATTCTTTTCTTTTAATTCAGCTTTAAGTTTTTCAATCTCAGCATCTTTATCAGTAGAATCAGAATTATCAATCTTATCCTTTAAATGATTAACCTCTTGTTTAGTTTTACGTTTTTCATTTGATTTAGTTTTATCAGTTAATACATAACCTTGAGAATTTGCCATATCTTTAACTTTATCATCAAATAATTTATCATCATCATTATATAAACCAATAAACGTACTACAATATTTATATTTAGGAGTCAAATAATCATTGTTATATCTAATTAAATGTAATTCCTTTTGTAAAATTTCATTATATCTTTTAATTGTCTTAGGATTAGAAACTAACCTTTTAATAACACTCTGTGGCAAATAACCAAAATTATCATTATTACTAATAACTCTTTGGGT